CGGCAATCTTCTCTTTGACTGTCTTGTCTATAAGCTCTGTCTTGTCTGTGTTCAGCTTCTTGCCCTTTGGGGCTTCCATCCACCCACCAGCCACACGCTCTACAACTGATTTGAGAATATAATTGGAATCGTATTCATTTATATTTAGCTTTGGCCTGACTGAGTTATGCTGTTTTGTATCTCTGATTTCATCATAATCTGATATACCAAGTACCGGAAGGGATTTAATAACATCCTTTTCTGTGTCTGTTTCCACACTTCCGAGTATTATATCATTTTTAAGTATTATCCATGTAGTTTTCATAATTTTTATTCATCTCCTTTATGCTGTTCTTTTCCACACTTTCATACGTCGGTTTTCTGGTTCTGTTTTTGTTCCATGATTTCCAGTTATCGGTACGCCAGTATCTTTTGCGCTTCCAGATGTTAATACACTAGTACCTTGTGCATATGTATTGCCTGATGCGGTGTTTTGAGACGTTGTTACACCAGAATAGTGGGTGTGATCTTCTATTTGACCTGCGCTTTTCCCATCAATCCTTGTCTGATGATCAGTAGTCCCAACCTTAAAAAACGCATCATCTGTGCTAAATATCTCTGTCCATGTGCCGCCATATTTTGTAGCAGGTCTATCTGCAACAGGGAAAGCTACTGATTCTGTACTACTTGCAACCGCTGGAAACTGAGCATATACAGAGTCAACAGGATGGTCTGCCAATGTTCGTGCTGCAACTGCCTCATCAATTAAACTGTTAATTGCTGCTAAAAGCTGGTCAGCAGAATCAGCGGAAGAACTGTTAAGGCTCATCCCAGCCCCTTCAATTACTCCAACAATTTCTTCCTGGACAGCATTGAGCCAACTTGCCCCAACCACGGTTCCGGGAATATTATCTGTAAATCTATTATTGACATTATCTGCACCATCAGTTCTGTGCATATTTACCTCCTCTTTGTATTATACAGGGCCAAATAGTTCCAGCCCTGTATACAAGAAATTAAGAGCCCTTGACTGACCAATCTGGCTTGAAATACCATTTGCCAATAGCACTTCCTCCGTGATTGTCTGAGGCCATAATCCAGCCCACAACAAGGACAGAGTTTGCCGTCATACCCACAGAGATTGAACCCGGAACACCAGAGTCAAGATACACAGGTCTGCCAATAAGTTCGCTGAATATCCCACTGAAGCTGGAATCATATACAATACCTTCAATAAGCATTTGGGCTGTTGAAGTATCTGAAGTATATGAATTCATCGCCAGAGCAAGAAAGCCTGTCTTGCCAGAGTCAGCAACATCAGCTCTCATCCAGTATCCAGTCGAAGCCTCCTGGAACATTATGTTCATAAAGCTACAGTCTGAGCCAACATACTGGGAATACATAATCCAGCCCTTTGCTGACTTGTCAGTTGTTATGTACTTTGCCTGGGGCTTTGAAAAGAAGTCTCCAGGATTAACAAATTCAGACTCCATAAGGGTCACAACAAAGTCACGTAAATCCTGAGCAGAAATTTGCCCTGTAACATTATCAGCAAACAGAGACAGAATTGCAGCTCTTGTTCTTTGAGTATCTGCCATAATACTCCTCCTTTATTTTTGTTATTGAGGCCGGGCAAATCCCTCCCCAAATTCATTCTTAAAAAAAGATTCCCCAAAATGAGCATTAAAAGATAAATCAAAGCTGGTGTTATATCCACCAATCAGATAATCCCCATCATAACTATAATTATTCATAAAGCTATCATCAAAAGCAGAATCATAAGCCTCTGGAATCACTGACCCATCATAAGAGGGGAAGCTCAGGAAGCCATACCCAAAGCCCCTGTCGAACCCTCTGCCATAATAATCAAATCGTACTTCAGACTCAGCAAGTTTTATTCTTTCAAACTCCTGTCTGAGATTTGTATAAAATATAGTCTGGCTCTGTGCCCAGGCCCAGTCATTTGCAGCCAGACAGCCGACTTCCTCTGGGGAGAACCCCAAACCAAAAGCTCCCTTATCTCCATTGAGGTCAACTCTAACAAGCCAGATAAAAATTGCAAGCTCCTCTCCAAGTCTGTCCCCAGCTCTCATAGTTCCAGACCTCAAGCACCGGAAGGTTTCAAATACAATATCATATCCCATAGCTTCAGCAATTTCTTCATAATAGCTTCTGTTTTGTTGACCAACTGCTATCATCTTTGCTGAAATATCTGCTCTTCTTCCTTCTATTGTTGTTTTAAGTTCAAGACCAGGAAGAGGCAGGCCAAACTCTTCCTCATATTCAGGTATGAGTTCAGTTGCTGTAGAAACAACAGATTCCTTGATAAGGTCATAGGCTCTTCCTTCAACTCTGGAAAGTTCTTCTCCCAAGGCATGAAATAATTCATCAAGCGTTGTTCCCGATGCTCTTGTTAAAGCCCTTCCTCTTGGCAGAAGAGATTTTAAAAGATTCTTATATTGAACTGAGGACCTTCCCATCAATAGTCTCCAAATGTTACTGTTCCAAGAACAGGTATTTTATTAACAGCAATAGCTGTGTCACCATCAGGGGTATTTATTCTCAAAGCTGTTAATCCAGCAGCTCTCATTATATAGCTGATTTTATCAGACTCATATATTGTTTCTCCCGGACCTCCTTTTTCAAGGATTAAATTCTGAAGCTGGGCAGTTATGTTGGCCTGTACTGTAGCATTGTTTGGATAAATATCCAAATCAAAATCAAGGGATTGAAGAGACATTTCTATAACATAAAAACCTTCTTCAGCAGTCAAAGGTATTCCTATTTCAACCCCAGTCAATGGGTCTGTGTGGCTTATTACATACTGTCTGACCTCTTCTCTCTGCTCTGAGTTTGGTATTATTGTATTTTCATCATTGTCCCGGACAAAAGCAAGACCAACTGTTCCTCTTCCATAATATCTGGAAAAGGCCCAGGCTCTTGTAACTCCTGTAACTTCCAAAGCCCAGGTTTCATAATCAAAGACAGCTCCACCATGAGGGGGTTGTCTTTTCCTTGCCAGAGTTCTTGCCCTTAAATCATCTGTATCTTCAGAATCTACTCCTCCAGTTATTCCATTACTGTCAACAGTTGCTGAAGTATTTATTCCTGGGATTGGTGTTACAAAAGTCAGAACTGTTCCTGCATCCTGATTCCCATCCGCTCCCCCTGTCTGGGCAGTCAAAGAAAGGTCTGCCACTCCTCCGGCAATAACAACTTCTTCATCTGTTTCATATATTTGTCCATCCGGGCTCTGAAGCTCTGTCCCTGCTGAAACAGAATATCCATTTGTCCCTGTTATAGAAGCCTCACCAGTTGCTTTGTCAGCATCCTTTCTTCTTATCCCGTATTCAGCAGACTGCTGTTCCAGATATTCATCATCAGCTGAAGTTATAAATAACTGGTCTTTCAGAAAATCCAAAAAACCATATATAAGATGGACAGCTCCTCCATAAACTCTTGCAAGGATTTTAAGCATTGACCTTCTGAGGATTGAAGAAGGTCCTGTTATTCTTGAGAGCATATCTCCTTCAATTCTTTCTATTATTTCTGTTAGTGTTGGTCTGGCAAAAGGCATCAGTTACCTCCATTGAGCTGGGCATTCCATAAATCATCATATATAAAAGTCTCAGAGCTGTTATCATATTTTATAATTTCAATTTTTAATCCAAGCACTCCTGTATTTTTAACAGAAGTTCTAAAAGCCTCAGCAGTTATATCTCTGGCAATCCCATCTTCTTTCATCCACTCAAGAGCTTCTAAAGCATACTCCTCTGCTGCCCTTAAAGTATCTGTATCTGTTTTGGCTCTCTCCAATAACCATAGCCTTGACCCAATTCTGTCTCCAGGAATTGAGGTGACTTGGTCTCCCCACCACCCTCTTTTGTCATTGGGGTTATCAAGCTCATCATCATCCTCAGCTCTTCTGTCCAGGAACAGAGAAAGAAAAACAGCAGTTTCAAGGCCATCCTCTAAAGTTAAGTCATCATCTGTAATGCTGAAGTCACACTCCATTAAGGAATCATCATATGTAAGTTTTATATCACTCATGAAACAGTCCCCACTCCAGTTCCATTTACTGTATCCGGTGTTGTGACGGTAGTATTAACAACCCCGTTACTCTGGATATGTTTGATTATAGCTCCAGCAATAGCTTTCCACATATCCTCTCCCTCTGTGCCAACAAGAGGTGCTCCAGTTACAGCCTCAAGAGCTACTGCAATTTCATTCCCAAGACTATCCCCATCCATTGCCATAGTTATTCTCCTTTCAATTTAACAATACCAGCTCCGGGACCACCATGAGCTATCCCAGTCAATGGGTCAACTGCCAAAACATTCGGAAGCCAAGTCACAGCGTCCCCAGTAATTAAAACAACTTCTCCGGTTGCCTTAACCACTTTCACTTTATTTGTTCCAGCACTTGTATACAAACAAGCATCTCCCTCTGCCAAATCAGTTGGTCTTGTATCTCTATCAACTACACTCAATGCCACTCCCTGGTCTCTGTCCCCATTAACAAATACTAGAATAACTTCCTTTCCAGTCTCAGGATAAGCAGCAAAGCCATAGGGCTGAGCATGGTCTATGTCGCTGAGAGTTTCCCCCTTTAGTCCCTGAACCTGAACTCTCTGAACGCTCCCACCATTATCAATAGCAGTCAGCAAAGCCCTTCCAATCATCAGAAATATTTTTCTTTTAATTGGATTGAGCAGCCTCTTTAATCCTTCTATATCTATCATGAATCAAATACCGTCCTTACATTTCCAGCATTGGCTGAAGAGTATGTCTCTTTATTTACAACTGTTATTGAAGTGGTCTTGCCTTCATCTTTGCTATAATCAAACAGTAAAGAAGCAATTAACATTGTCTCATCAATACCAAGAAAACTGTCCTTGACTCTGGCCTTTGAAAATATTTTCCAGATACTTCCATCTGATTGTTCCCATCCAGAAACTTCATATGTCAACATAGCACTTTTGCCTGCTCGGAGCATTGCCTCAAAATTCGCTCTGCTTTTACAGATAGAATTGTTAACAGCTCCCTCTGAAAGAATTGTAATAGGTCTTGTTCTTGTTATCAGAGAATCTGAAGCTGTTCCTGATGGAGAAGTGTAATCAGCAATTCCTTTGTTGTCTGTGGATATTCCCATACCCTTTACAGCATAATCTGAAAATCTGTTTACATTTGACCTCAGCAATCTCCCATATTTTGCATTCTGGCCAAATTGAATTGGGTCTGTCATAACTTCTGTAACATCTGCAGATGTAGCAAGAGTCAACTTCCCATCACCAAGACTCATAGCAAGCAATCCTATATCCCGGCAAATACTTCCAATTAGAGCAGCTGCTGTCTCACCTATATCTGCAGTATACATCTCAACAGTTTTTGATAAAATAGAAGAGGCTGAATCTTTAACAGTCAGAGATATTCCAAAGGGACCAACCAACTTTTTAATAATGGCAAGATAAGTCTGTCCCTTTAGTTCAAAAGGTTCAGGAGGAGTACAATCAACAAGATCCATTGTTTTGTCTCTTCCCTTTATTTCAAGCTCATTAAACTCCGGACCATAATCCAGAAAGAGGTCATCCAAATATCCGTTGCATAGCGGAGTGCTCCCAATAGAAACCTTAACAGCATCTTCCATAGAAATTCCCCATTTTGAGAGGTCACTTTCATTATGGTTTGAAGTAAATGCTTTGAACTGTCCACACATAGAATCTATATTTTGAAACACTGAAACTGCTTCAAAATATTGGTGTATTGAATTGCCTATTTGTATAGATACTTCACTCATTCTGCCAATATCCCTATTTCTTCTTTGCCCGGAATAAAACCGGGGTGTCTTATATCAAGTCTGTTCATATTGAAAATCTGGTTCTCTCTTGATATGTCCTCATATTTGTTATAAGCAAGCACGAGTGTATTTACCCCATCAGCCGGGGCTGTATAATTTTCTATCTGGGTCAGGTCTTTTCCTTTCCCCAGCATGTAATCAACAAACATACTTCTGAGCTTTTCCATGCCATTGTAGGTGTCGTCATTGTTAAGATTTGTCTGGGAACCAAGCTCAAGCAAAAAATTATCCATAGCACTGGAATAGGTCTCAACCAGATTAAGCATGGCATCCTTGCTTGTAAAATCTATCCGGAGCGCTATTCTACACCCAGAAGCAAATAGAGAGAGTTTATTGAGATTAGACATTGCTGCTCTGGCAATAAGACCATCATCTGTCGGCTGTCCATTTCCAAGTTCAGCGTAATCATAATTTGTAGATGATATTATACTGTTACAAATAGAGAGACCAAGATTTTCAGGAACAGTGTCCCCTGTCAACCTCACCATTTCATTATTGCTTCTCAAAACTCCGGAGCACAGTCCAAGAATACCTCCAGAAACAACCTCTCCTCCAAGACCCACTATATTTTCAACCTGCTGAGCTGCTGACTGGATAGAGCCGAGCAGAGAACAGGGAGCATCTAAAATTGAATTTATTCCAACAATAAGTTCAGTGACAAAGCCAGCTGCAGCAGCAACCGCTGTAGAAATTCCATTCTGTATATTTGTTATAACTCCCGTAATAGTATTCAGAACTGAGAGAGCATCATTGGCAAGATTGGCAGCATCCATAACTGTTTCAAGAGCAGCAGCACAATTGTCAAGGCCAAGAGCATTGAGATAATCAACCAAAGCATCCATAAGGGAAACATAATCAGGAGCAGCAGTTAATATATTAGCTTTCCCGGATTGAACAAAAGACATCCTGAAAGTAGCCATACCTCCTTCATTGAATGTTTCAGCAATTGAAGCCGGAGACTCCAAACCAACTTTAAGCTCTCCGTAATAGGGATGAATTAAAATTCCAGGTCCTTTCTTTATCAGAGCTGCAATTAAAGCATCCCTCTCTTTCATATAGTTGAAGTCATTGTTTCCGTTCTGGATAACATACCCTTCAAGATTGAATTTATCAGCAGCCTTGCCAAGGTCCTGAAGCCATGGAGTGTCTTTCCCCGCATACTCATGAAGTTTTGTTCTTCTGCCAACCTGAACATCTGAGCTCCTCACATAAAAAGAAGCTCCTCTGAAGGAGGCTGGTCTCAGATAATCTCTCCAGCTCAA